CGCAAGCATAACGCAGGGCATCAATAACGTGATTCTTCTTGTCTTCCAGTATCGGCAGGATTTTAGCCGTCAGCGGGTCTTGCTTGTATGAATAAAGGCTGAGTTCGTCAATAGTATGCGTGCAGCGCGGGTGAACAACAATGTCGTAACCCTTTAGAAACTCCACGCCTTCCTCCACCGATTTAGCGCCTTTTACTGCCGTCATGATCTTTGGAAAGCCATTCTTCCGCATATGGCTGATTGTCTCGGGCCTGGCTGAATCTGCGACGATTGGCCATTTCTCGGCCTCTGGAACCTGCATAAACAGCTCTGGCGTGTTGACGATCTCGCAGCCAACCATGTAGGCCTCGTGATCAATATAGAGCGTGCGGCCAATGATGTGGCATCGCACCAGGACCGTCGGGTCAATCGCAAAGCCCCAGTCAGCGCCCAGCCGGTGGATTGCGTCAGGTGGTGCATCAAACTCGTCAATCTTCCAGTTCTTAAACACTCGTGCGCTGCTGTTGGTCAGGTAGCTGCCTTGCCAAACGTGCTGATACTTGTCAGGATCGCGCCGCTTGTCGTACTCCATTTCGTCTCTGAGTACCTGCGGAAACCAAGGGTTATCGCTAAAGTTGACCTTGATGACGGTTGCATCTTTGGGCGGTGTCGGGCCACGCAGTAAGAAATCTACCGGGTCGCTGATCTGCCTCGGGTTCCAGGTAAACCACAGTTCACTGTCAGGCTTACGGATTGTCGGACGCAGCAGGTCAAGGCTGGTTTGGGACAGGCTCTGTGCCTCCTCAACCCACGCACAGTCATATCCTTCGAGACTTTTTATGGAGTCGGCGGTGTGATTCTGCATCCCCTGGAAAATAATCGCACCATCGGCCTGCTTGGCCTTAATGACGGCATCCTGCACTTCAAAGTAAGCGCCGGCGTTCATGTCCTGAATCTTGGTCTCCAGCAGCCGCTTGACGGACTGGTTCAGCGATTTCTGAATCTCACGCACGCAGACGCTTCGCCGCTTCTGGTCAATGATGTGCGCTTCGATCATAAGTTCCGCGAACATATGGCTTTTGCCAGATCCACGACCGCCCCATGCGCCTTTATATCGGCTGGCGTCCAGCAGTGGCAATGCCCACTCAGGCGTTTGGAGTTGCAGGGTTGTCAAGATTTGACCACTATGCGCTCGATACGCTGAACCAACGGGTTTGCCGGGTCGCCAGACACTTCCAGCTTTTCGCCGTATTTCCTTGGGGCCAGCTTGGACAGTAGCCATTTGCGCGTGTCCACCTGCAATTTATGCTTCTGGATTGCTTGCCAATCTTTTCTGCCGTCGCCAGTCTCAGGCACTTCTTTGTCGCTCAAATCAAGAACTTCCTGGGCCATGCGTTCCAGCAAATCTTCTCGCGCACGCGCATAACTGTCGGAAAGTTCAGCATCTTCTCCAACCCATCCGATAAAAGTTGAATGACTCACGCCGGCCGCTTCGCATGACTTGAACGTGCTTTTGCCGCCTCTCATGCCTTCCAGCACCTTGGCGCAAATCTCTTGTTTGTTGTCGCTGTATTTGGATTTACGCATTGCTTTTCTTGAAAAATGGCCAAAAACACCAGAGCAGCAGGAGCCAAGGCACACCAAACAGACCCAGCATAATCAGACCCATCCCGAATCTGTCGGTCATCATTGCAATGCCGCCCAGCAAGATCAATGCGCCAAGCACAGCATAAAGCCTCACAATAATTGTCCTAATCACTGCAATGCCCTCATCGTTCGCTGGTGTGCTTTCTGCCACATTTCTTGCCTTTCGAGTTTAGTTAGTTTAACACCTTGGTCTATTTCCCAGTGGCATTTCAGGCATAGCGCTGCCACCAGGTTGTCGTCAGCTTTAATGCCTCGGCCCTTTCCGCCGCCCCAATTGCTATGCGCTGCCTGCACCATCTCGCCACTGCCGCAGTGCTGGCAATCAAGCTGCGCCACCCGTTTTAGCAAGGCTTTGTCGCGCACGTACTGGTGTTTAGGAAACATCAATGCCCTTTTGTGCTGACCAGGCCAGCAAGAATTCAATAAACTCGCTGCTCTCACTCGTAGTGAATTTGTGGCTTTGCAGGCCAAGCTGAACGATTCTCTCGCCATCCAGACTCGGGCATACCTTGCCAATCTTGCGGTTTGTGTCGTGCGCCCACTGGTCAATCAATAATCTTTTCCAATCGTCACTTGTCCAGGTGCTGCCTGCCGAAGCCATTTGCTTGCTGATTTTGTCGATCATGCTGTGAAACATCGCGTTTTGTTCCACGCTTCGTTTGCTCTGCTTGATTTCAATCGTCATTCGGTGGCCTGCCATCAGCATGGATTTCAGCATCGGCCAAACAACGGTCATCATTTCTTTGTGCGCTTGGACGGGTTCCCAGCAAGTGACTTTCATTCTTTTTCCTTTATCAGTACATCCACGCCAGCAGTCTCGGCATACACCTTTGTTGTGTGAATCTCCACCACTTGCGAGTCATCACCGTAAACAATGCCATTCATTGCATCCATGAAGGATTTCACAACATTGTCAAGGTCTGGCTTCTTACAAGGCCACTCAGAGCCGTTTAAACACGCCACCACGCGCTTTTTTGGGTATGACTTAGGCACTGGTAGCCTGACGTAAATAAAAGCCTCTAGCGCCGTTTCCAGCGGTTTGCTGCTGCCCATTGCTTGCAATGCGTAAAACCTGATCTGGTCTTCATAGCTGCTTGTCTTGGCGTCCGTGTAGGTTTGGATGAAGCTTCCTCGTCGAGCAAACCGCGGTCGTCCTTTGCCGTGCGGCTGTCCAGGCACTGTGAACATGATTTGCATCATTTGATTGCCCTAATTCGCTCGATGATCATTGATCTCAACCCCGGAAAATCTTGTTCCAATTCCCGAAAGCGTTGAAGTAGGTACTCTCGGCGTCCATCCTTGAGGGCTTGATCCCCACCAGCTAACGCCATCAGTGCGTATGTCGATATCAATGTCTCCAGTGAGTTCCAGGGCTGCGGTGATGTCGGCTTCGGTGTGGTCATGGCCATTGCGGGTTTCGTCTAGCAGCTTGTGGGCTTGGTAGTAGTTCATGCTTTTGCAAAGCCGCCAAGATTTCCAAGAAGCCGACGCACTGTCTCGGAGGTAACTTCACACTCTACGCACTCAATTTCTAACTCGCTGCGGTTGTAGCCGTGGGCTTCCGCATACGCAAATGCTGCTTTTTTGGTCAACTCGCAGCCAATGGTTTCGCCTTGATCAGTTTCAATAGTCCAGAATTTCATGCTATTCCTTTTGTAGCTATAACGTCAATATCCATGCGGGTTAGAGGCATATTTTGTTCAGAATTTTTCAATAAACTAGCGCGGTAATCTTGCATTGACTTGCCTCTTGCAAATTGAGTGATAACACCAGTTTTTTTATGTTTTCTCCAAACAGAAGCGTCCGCAACCCCGCTTGCAGGTTCGATTGCTATCGTTTCAAACAATTCAACCGAAAGTTGCTTGCGCCATACGTTGATTGTTCTCATTCTTCTGACACCACCTTGCTGATGAACAATGCATTGATATCCCATCGTTTTCCAAAAATCGTTAGCTTCTAAATCAAAACCACAGCGCAAGGTTATTGAATTTGCTTTTATTTGAATAGCATATTGCTCTAGAACAGCAACAATTGCAGCGCCATAAAGTCTCCTTCTTGCATCATATTGAATGCAAACTTGGTGACATTTCACATCGCCATAAGCACCACTTCCAACATACAAATATCCGCAAGGTTCACCATTTAACATTCCAAGGAATAACCTTCCTTTTTCTTGTTCACGCTCAAAAACTTGTTTTGGATAAAAAGAAAGAGCCTCGGCGTTCTTTTTTTGTAACCCATCAATAAATTTAATCATTTCAGGGTGCGATTGAACTACAACAAAATCATCCATTACCACTCCTTTTGCTGGTCAGGTTGTTTGTACCAATCGGCAACAGGTTTCGTCAGCGGCTGGCGGTCTGCCCATTGCTTGTAAGTCGACGTTGATTGATTGACAGGCTTTGCGCCCCATTGGTGATGGCTGCACTTCGGTGACGATCCTTCCAGGCGTACCGACCACAGGTTGAAACAGCCGTTGACGCTGCAAAGTAAATCACTTTTGCCTTCAGGAATGTCGTCTTTTTTGAAATTAGTTAGTGCCATGATATTTGCCCTCTACGATTTTTGCGAAATTGCTGGGTTTAAGAATCCATTCCAGATCAGCGGTAAACGCTCGTCCATCTTTTCCGCTCACCTTGCCGACCAGGAACCTAGATTTTTGAATGTGACCAAAGAAGTCGTTGAACCAATCAAGCACGGCATTTGCGCTAATCGGCTTGTCTTTGCCAAGTTCTGCCGCTACCTCTCGCCAGCGTTGCCGTAAGTAGCCTTGCCTGGCAGCGTTCCAGACTTCAACCCGGCGTAGTGTCGGCAGCTGCTGGTGATACAGATCAATGACTGCTTGATGCTGACAGTCTGGCAACGCAGGGCCACCGTCAGGTGGACATATATCTGTATTCGTTGTTGATGACGGTGAAGATAAAGGTGAAGGTGAAGGTGAAGGTGATGTGCTATCCCCCAAGGATGCTTGGAGCATAGTCGGAGCATCTTTTTTGCCATATTTAGCAGCTGCACCAGCCAAACCACGCCTGCGGTTCACATCTTTGTTGTGATTAGCCTTTGCCAACTCTTCGTCAACACGATGGTGTGACCACTGCCCTGACTGCACTTGGAAGAATGCTTCAAGCATAGTCCGAGCATTGCTCCAAGCAGACGGAGACAGCCTGGTGATCTGCGCTAAAACGCCATCGTTGTCTGGTGGAGGCCCGTT